ACCCATGAGCATTGAAGCTCCCAACTGGTACACGATCCAGTACGACACCCGCGTTCAGCACATCCTGCAGAATGAAGGTTTCATGCTTCGCGGCACCACCGACGAACCGGTGAGCGTGAAGGGCAACACTCTCGAATTCTTCTTCATCGGCAAGGGCGAGGCCCAGCCGTTCGGCCCGGTGCCGGAACGCGCGAAGGCGGCGAACCTCGGCAAGGGTACCAAGACCGTCGATATGACGGATTGGCAGTTCTACGAAGAGGTGCGCCACGGCGAACCCGAGAAGATCTCGCCGGAGTATCGCGGCAAGATCCAGCAGGCCGGCGCGATGGCGCTCGGCCGCAAGTTCGACCGCATCATCATGGAGGCGATGGACGGTGAAGCCGGCAACATCGTCACCATCGGCGACGGCACGGCGGCGATCTCGCCGATCCAGCTCTCGACCGGCAAGGCCCAGATCAACGCCGTCGGCATGATGAGCATGAACCAGTTCTTCATGCCGGTGCCGTCGATCAGCTGGGAAGCGTTGAAGCTCTACAAGGTCTTCAACAACCGCGATTACACCGGCGAGCAACTGCTGTTCAAAGGCAAGACCGAGGCCGTGCTGTGGAACGGCATCTGGACCTTCCAGGCGCCGGACGACATGTTCACCGCCTTCGACAGCCATAGCGTCGATACGTATCTCTGGAACAAGGCCACGGTCGGCTTTGGCTCCAACTACGCGATGACGTCGCGCATCACCTACGAAAACCTGATCACGGCGTGGGCCTACAACACCGTCATGTCGGGCGCAGCGAAGGTGCTGCAGACGCCCGGCGTCAAGCGCTACCGCATCAAAATCGACGCACCGCTTGCGATCAACTAACGCCGCGCGCCGGCGTTCGCGCCGGCCGCCCTTCCCTGCAACCTCAACACGGACCAAAACACCATGGCTTACGATAAAGGTTCGATGTCCCGGATCGGCGCTGTGCCGTTTGCCGCGGGCCTCTCGAAGTCGGAATTCATCTATGCGACGGCGGACACCAAGGCGCAGGTGCTCGGCGCCGGCTACTTCAACGCTGATGCCAAGCGCGTCGACAATGGCGACATGATCTCGGTCATCTACGGCATCGGCGGCACGATCGGCCGCATGGGCCTGATCGTCACCTCGGCAAAGGGTGCGGCAACCGTCGTCGTGGCGGCCAGCGGCCAGCAGGCGTTGACCGACAACGTCGCCGGCGCGACCGGGGCGGTGATGTCCGCGAACGCCGTGAAGCAACTGATCCTCATTCCGGTTCAGCTCGCCGATCTTGCTGCCGGCGAGTTCAAGGTCGGTATGCAGTTCAAGTACACGGTGCTCAGCGCGACCTTCCGGACCGCGAAGCCGGCGACCACGGCGGCCAAGGCTGCGACGCTGCAGCCGACGATCGCGAGCGTCGCCATGACCGGCGGCGCCATGGCTCTGACCTCGGCGAACCAGAACACGCAAGGCCAGGGCCTCGCCGGTGGCGCGATCACCGCCGGCAACACCGGCAACGCCGGCCAGCCGCTCGGCTTCACCGTGTCGGCCGTGACTGCCTTCATCGAAGGCGACGGTTGGGTTGAGTTCACGGTTCGCAACGAAGATCTCGCCGACGCGCTGTCCTCGCTCAACGCGGCCTGACACTTCCTCCCTGTGACTGCCGCCGGGCCTTGTGCCCGGCGGTCCTTTCTCTTCGAGGGCGCCGATGGATCAGACTTACAATCACCTCAAGGTCATGAACAACGCGCTGGCCCACATCGCCGGCGGGCAGATCATGGCCGAGGACGAAGACACCGAGCTGGCCGAAAAAGTGGTGCCCGTCTACTACTCCCGCCTGCGGGCCGTGTTCGGCATGCATGAGTGGTCCTTCGCGGGCAAGACCTACAAGCTCGACGCGATCGCGCCGACTGCCGAGAACGACTACGACGCCACGGCGCGGCGCTTCAACAATGGATGGCACTACGCCTTCGCCCTGCCCGGCAGCCGCATCGGTGATCCGCGCAAGGTGTTGCGAGATCCGCGCAACCATCGCGACCCGCTCCGCGAGTTCCTGATCGAGAGCGGATGGCTCTACGCCGATCGCGACCAGGCGTGGGCCGTGGTGACGGTGTTGGCCGATCCCATCACATGGAGTCCCCTCTTTGCTCTCGGCATCGAGCGCATCACGGCCGCCGACATCTGCGTGCCCGTCACGCACGACGCAAAGCTTGCGGAAGCGATCCGGACCATTGCCGAGGGCTCGCAGCAGGAGCAAGGCCGCGGCGGGCTGATCGGCCGCGCGATGGCGACCGACGCCGCGAAGGCCCGCACGCCGACCGCGCTCGCGCGTGATCCCCTCACTGATGCGCGGTTCATGTAATGGTCGCGCGGCCCGGCACCTATCAGGCCTCGAACAACGCCGGCGAGCTGTCGCCGGAAGAGTACGGCCGCACCGATCTCAAGCAGTTCTATGCCGGGCTCAAGACCGCGCTGAACGTCGAGCCCGTGCCACAGGGTGGATCGAAACTCGCGATGCGAACGCGCCACCTTGGCCGGGTGCGCCGGCGCCTGGTTGCGATCGGCCTTTCGGCCGTCTCGTTGCCATCAGGCACCTACAGCGCGCCGGGGCAGATCGCGACCGCCGACCTTGTGCCCTCTCCTGTCAGTGCGGTTACGCTGGTCGGCTGGAGCGCGACGCCGGCGGCCGCCGGCGTGGTCGCGCGTGTCGAATATTGGGCAGCCGGCTGGGTGCCATTCGCGCAACCCTTCTCGATCGGCCCGACATCCGGCAGCATCACGGTCGCGCTGCCGCCCGGCCAATCAGTGATGACCACCAATGTCCGCGTCACCATCCTCGCGCTGTCAGTCACGGCGACGATCGCTGCGCAGGCGCTGGAGGTCAAGATCGAGCGGGACAATGTCGGGGTTGCCCGCATTCGTCCGTTCACCTTCTCGCTCGATCAGACCTATGTCGCGGTCCTGATGGATCGCCACGTGGATTTCTACCGGGACGGTGTCTATGTCGGCGCCTCGACGATGGACGGCACGGAAGATCAGATCACGACCCTCGACATACAGCAGCGGCTCGACACCATGCTGATGTTTCACCGCGATCTCGTCTCGCAGCGCATTCTTCGCGATGGGTCCGACACCAAGTGGTTGTTGTCCGACATTCCGTTCGACAACATCCCGCAGGTGGATCTTGGCGGCAACTACAACAACCAGGTGGCCGATATCTGGAACCTGTATATCCGCTTTCCAGGTGGTGACAGCGACTACAGCGGCGGCAAGAACCTGTCGATCTCCCTGACCGTCAACGGCGAGACCACGACGCCCGTGCAGACGGCAGCGCCTCCGGATTGGACGGCGACCAGCGCCGCAGACAAGGCCGCGCTCGAAGCCACAAGCCAGGTCGATACCGGCATCACGGTGACCTTCGCGTCATCAGGCGCCAACGCTATTGCACTCACCGTCACCTTCGTCGGCGATGGCAATCTCGGCAAGGTCAACACGCTCGCGGCCGAAGTCGTCAACACCGCGGAAGCCGCGGCGACCGTGGCGCACACGCAGGTCGGCGATCCCGGCGGCGAGCCGTTGATCTCCAACAGTGCCGGCTACGCGCAAGCCAGTGTCTTCTATCAGGACCGTCTCATCACCGGCGGCTTCAATTCCAAGCGTGGCGCATTCCTCGCCAGCATCACGGGCGAGTATTTCGATCTCAACACCAAAGTCCCGGCCGCATCCGGAGCTGTGCTCGCCAACATCGACACGGACGGCGCCGAGCAGCTCCAGCACATCGTGCGCGCCGACTACCTGCTGCTCTTCACGTCGGAGGGCGAATATTTCATCAGCGACCGCGCCATCGACCGCACCAAGCCGCCCAACGTCGTCGATACCGGCCGGCGCGGGTCCGCAGCGGATCTGCCGGTCGTCGTCGCCGACGAAATCATATGGGCCTCGCGCGACAAGACCGTGCTGTACGGCGCGAGCTACGACGCCGTGTCGACGCGATACGTCTCGAACCCGATTTCGCTGCTCGCGCCGCACATCGTCAACGGCATGGTCGATATTGCATTCCAGAAGCCCGCCGGCGTCACCAATGCCGGCCGCCTCTGGATGCCGCGCGCGGACGGCTCGATGACGACGGGCATTCTGCTGGAGGGGCAGGACATCACGGCGTTCGTGCGCTGGCAGACCGCCGGCCTGGTGCGATCGGCCTGCGTCGATGGCAAGAACATCCCGCATCTGCTGGTTCAGCGCGACGTCGCCGGCGTTCCGGAACTGCACTTCGAGCGGCTTGAAGACGGGCTGCTGTTCGACGACACGATCGAGCAAGACTTCTCGCCGGCGCAACAGATCATCACCGGGCTCGACATCCACGAGGGCGCGGAGGTGTGGGCGGACGCAGACGGCTATGTGGTCGGGCCGATGACCGTTGCGGGCGCGCAGATCGATATCGGTTTCGTCGCCGCGAACGTCAAGGTGGGCCGATGGACGCCGCCGCGCGCCGAGAGCCTGCCGCTGCCGTCCGAAGTGGCGGAACGTATCGTCGTGCGCAGGGAACGACGCATTCACACCGTCCGCGTCGATCTGATCGACACCACGTCGATTGCGGTCGGCGCAAACCAACAGCGGCCGCGTAACGTCGCGCTCGCCCGCGTCGGCGATGACGACGCGCCGCAGCCACCTGTTAGCGGCGAGATCGTCGTGGCCGGTATCGCCGGCTTCACGATGGAGGCTACGGCCGTGATCACGCAGACGCGCCCGGGCAGGCTCGCATGGCGCGGCTTCGTGCTCGAAGCGACAAGCTAGGAGGATCGGCCAGATGGAATTCGCCGCCGCAGCGTTGACCTCGATTGCATCCTCGTTCGGAGGCGCCAGTGCCGCCGGCGCCGGCGCCGGCGCCGCGGCATCGGCCGGCGCAGCCGCAACCGCCGGCTCGAGCTTGTTTTCGGCGTCGACCGCTTTTAGCGTCCTGTCCGGTGGCGCAACCGTGCTCTCGGTTCTCAATGCGCAGCGCGCCGGCGAGGCCAAGGCCGCCGCGCTCAACGCGCAGGCCGACGACGCCGACACGCAAACGCAGATCGAGCAGCTGCAGAGCACCGAGCGGCAGACCTCGCTCAAGAAATCGCTGATCGCCCAGCTCGGGCAGCGCGACGTCGCGACCGCAGCAAGCGGCGTGGATCTGTCGTTCGGCACGCCGGCGATCGCGCGGCAGCAGGACATCACGGACAGCGAGCGCGCCCTGTCGATCGACCAGAACACGACGGATGGCCGCGTCGCGCGGTTGCGCGAGCGCGCGGCCAACTATCGCATCCAGGCGTCGCAGGCCTCCGCCGGCGGGCTCGGCCAGGCGGCAACGCTGGCGCTCGAAGGCGGCGCGAAGCTGTTCAAGCGAGGTTGACATGCCGAACAAGTTTGCCCGCGCCGTTCCCGGTCCCGGGGCGTTCAATCCGCAAGGCTTGCTGCCGGAAGGCCTACTGCCGGTGTCCCGGCCGGATGGCTCGTTTGAGACCGATATGGCCGGCGCGACCAACCGGCTCGCCAACACTTTTGGCGCGATGGCCGATGATGCCGCGAAGTCGGAAGGCGAAGCAGCCGGCAAAGTCGCAGGGCTCGACCCGCACTATCGGCCCGATGGATCTCTGACGATCCGGGGCAAGGCGTTCAATGATGCCGCGACGACGACATACAAGAACATGCTCGACGCCAATCTGCGCAATGACATGCAGGCAAGCTTCGAGGCTAACCGCAACAACCCGGCGGCGCTGAAATCCTCGTTCGAAAACCTGCGCCGCACCTATCTCGATCAGCACGTCTTCGACGGCATCCGCGGCGACTTCGAAGCGCAGTTCGCCCGGCTGCGGCTGCCCTACCAGAACAAGGCCCTGTCCAATCTCGAAAGCGACAACCACGACCAGGCGCGCGCCTCGCTCGCCGAGAACCTGACGGCAACGCAGACCAACGCGGCGCGGATGGCGGCTGCAGATCCGGGCAGCCCGGCGACTGCGAAGAACATCGCGATCGAACTCGACCGTTCCGACAAGCTGATCGACCAGCAGGTTACGAACGAAGACATCACGGCCGAGGCCGGCGCCAAGCTCAAGATCAAGACCCGCAACGACGTGCTGCAGAGCGCGGCGCTTGCTCAGGCTGCGCGGCTCAAGACGCCGGAGGAGATTGCGGCGTTTCGCGAG